CCAGCTTGGAAAGTTTACGGACCTTACCAAAGAGAAACTGATTTACGTAGACATGTTATTGCATATGATGGAATACATAGAATAACAATTTCATATCCTAAGTTTATAATGGAATGTAAACCTAATAGACTATTAATGGATAATGAAGAAGTCCATCATAGGAACTCTCTAGAGTTTAATGATAGGATTGATAACTATGAAATAGTTAGTGTTCATAATCACAGAAGCAATCACTTAATAAAATTACCAGAATATTTTATTTGCCCGGTTTGCAATGAACAGTTTATATTAGAAGGTAAACGATTATCTTGGTATAAAACAGAAAGAAAAAGAAATCCTTTTAGAAAGGGTCCATACTGTAGTAAAAGTTGCTCAGGTAAAGTAAATAACTAATATGAGTTCAAGTCTCTCCAGTAGCACCAGAATGGATGGGCTAAATGAAAAATGTAATCTTCGACTCACAAGTTCTATCTACACTAATGTCGTGTCCTCGATTGACTGACTTCAAGTTCAATCGAAACTTCACAGCAATATCTGGTAAGTCTCCATCAATGGAAATGGGTTCTATCGTCCACAAATTTCTAGAGGTTTACTATCGTGGACAAATACAAGGCATCTCTAAAGAAATGGCGGAGGGTAACGCCTATACTTCGGCGCTTGCGTATAGCCAATCAGATGAAGTTAGAAACTCCACGCCCGAAGATATACAATGGGCGCTCGAAACATGCAACCAATACCTTGAATACTACAGAAATGACTTCTGGGTTCCGCTTGAGGTGGAGACAGTTAAACAAGAAATGGTATATGAGGATGATGAAATCCGTGTAATGTGGAAAGCGAAGTTTGATTTAATCTCTGACACGAATCAAGGTATCTATCCAATAGATCATAAGACAATGAAACAGCGCCGGGATACGTTGTCCATTAACAATCAGTTTATGGGCCAATGCATACTAATGAAGACCCGTCTTATGTTCGTGAATAAGATAGGTTTTCAGAAGTCATTAAAAGCCGCCGAAAAGTTCACACGCGCTACTATCAACTATACATTTGACACCCTTCTAGAATGGCAATCCGTCATTCTTCCATACTACGCAAAGCTATATCTAATGTATGCTGAGTCCGAATACTGGCCGCCAAACTTTACTCACTGCGAGAATAAGTTTGGTAACTGTCAGTTCGTAGATGTATGTTCCGCTGATAGGAACGTAAGAGAAGAATTGATAGGACAAGATTTCATTGTAGGTGAAGCATGGAATCCACAGACGGAGGAATAGATATGGACATGCGTAATGGTAATATGTATCCTTCCCGAGAAGCTGCTGAACAAGTAGGTGTTCCTTCTGAAAGTTTAGTAGAAGTTGAACCTGAAATTGTAGTAGTAACTTCTGGTCCTTTTAAGGGACGCCGTTATCTGCGTACAAAAACCGGATTAGTTAGATTAAAGGAGAGACTAAATGAGAATCATCCTAACTTTCAAGAATCTACATCACAGGACTAAGACAGTTGAAATCGTAGCTAATCATATCTCACTTGATGATATGAAGAAGCTATGGGAAGCTGAACGCACCATCAACTCTCTTATGATGGTGAATACTAAAGTTCATGTTGAAGTATTGGAGAAGTAACTATGGTATGTGATAAGCACTTAAATACATTTAGAGAAGAATGTCCATACTGTGAAATTGAAAGGCTGAAGATGCTAGTTATCATTCTTCAACAGCAATTAAAGGGGCATGATCTTCTTAAAATAATCGAGAAACTAGGGGAGTCCTGATGCCTAAATCTAGAAATGGAAATCGCAAGGAAATTAAACTAAAGAACAAAAGAAGGAGATGCAAGAAGAATAAACTAAAAAGGGAACATCTCAAACCAACCAAGGAGGTATGAAATGAGACTGAATGATGAATCTGAGAAAGAAGAAGATGCCAAACTTATCACAGACTGACGCAACTTCACTCTACTGTATGTTTAAAGGTGAGCCAGGAACTAGAAAGTCCTCACAAGCTCTTTCATTTCCTACTCCACAATACTGGTTCTCATGGGATAGGAAGATGAGTTCTCTATTACTTCCTATGAGACAGTGGAAGATTGACCCTAAGTCCATAGACTATGATGACTATGATGATTGGACTAAGGCGCGCATTAAACTCGAACAGTTCCAAGTCAACTGTAAGTATAAGACTTTAGTCTTTGATTCAATTACCTCATGCGCGGATTCGGCATTACGTCAGACAATGAAACTTAAATCTGGAGTGACTAGACAATCTGGTGCTCAGGCAGGTAAACATGTAGGAGGTATTGCAGTAAATGAGATTGAGGACTATATGGCAGAGTCCTCAGCTCTGATGGAACTAATCAGTTTAACTAAGGATATCCACTCTTACCACAAGATAAATATCATCCTCATCGCGCATGTGATTCAAGCTGAGTATAAAAGTAGCTCCGGCCAGACTCACATGTCGCGCACCATTGTCACCGCAGGTAAACGTGTTGCACCTAAGATTCCTGCATATTGCGGAGAGGTGTATCACTTCAATATTAAACCCGGATTTAGAGAGGGAGCAGGAGGTTCATATTCTTTGTTGACCACCCATACTGGAGATGATTTCGCTAGGACAGCACTCCCTTTACCTAACGAGATTATCTTTAATGATGACTCACTTTACACTAAGTGGATTGAACCTGCAATTAAGGAACTAAAAGAAGTAACTGCTATCCCACAACCCATACCGTAACCTGCATAGGAGAAAAGTATGCCATTAGTTGAGTTCACCGAGTCTGATCTACTCCGTAATAAGATCGTCAGTCCTGCATGGTATAGGCTTGAACTTGGCCTAGTATCTGAATGGAGTCCTACCAAAGCACAGGATTCTAACAACTGTATCATCGAAGGCGTTATTCAGTCTAACGCTGATAATGGTGATCCTTCATTCTCTGGAGTTCCTATCACACTCCAGTTCAATGATAAGCCTCGTGCGCGTGGATTTATTGAGGGATTTCTGCGTGGATTAGGCGTAGACGTTTTACCCGGACGTTTCGATCTTGGTGCGGCATCTGGAAAGTTCGTAGATGCTTTCATTGAGAATGAGACATTCGAGGGACGCATCCGTAATAGATGTAACCATAAGTATAGGGTTGCGCGATGAGTATCTTTAATCAGATGCTTCGTGGAAGTACAGAATGTGAACCCGCTTATGCTAATCAGTTACAGGGATTAGCTAAAGAGGTCTATACACCCCGCACATTCAAAGAGACTATTGGAGATCAGCTTGCATATCACGAACGTAAGATTGCAGAGTTGAAAGCGGTATATAATAGTCTCACACCTGAACTCGAAAAGTTCGTGGAAGCATTACAGAAGTTAGGCTAAAGCTCATTTGGGAGAGTGGGAATGTTATGTATAGCCTCTACATAGCTGGGGAATTCTCACTCCCTCTTTTAAATGGAGATACCACAATGCCCAAAACTGATGAAATCGAAGATGACGATGTTGAAGAAGAAGATGAACTTTTAGAGAAAGAAGAAGATGAACTTCTAGAGGAAGAAGATTTACTAGAGGATGAGGATTCAAAGAAACCGCAGCCTTCTTAGGAAGGTTATAAGGTTATACCTGGGAGGGATATAACCCCAATCAGGGAGTAGGGAATCCAAGTTATCTAGTAATAGGGATATGCGCCAATAGATTCTACGGAATACTACGGCGCATATCCCGCCTTTTAGGATAAATTATGGAAAATCGAATAACCGGAACAATCATCCACTTATCAAAACAAGGATGGGGATTTGTTACTACACCAGATATTCCATTTACACGTATCTTCTTTCATTGGACAGCATTGAATCAAGATACCCTGAACTTCACTGAGCTGAAGCGAGGAATGAGAGTAGAGTTTGAAACTAAGGAGTTTCTACCTCGTGGATTGCGTGCAATTAAAATCTCTGTAATAAAGGAGAACCTAAATGATGATGACAGTAGAGGAACTGATAACGGAATTACAGAAACACTCGAAGGATAAGTTCGTGTTTATGAGGATAGACGGCGGTTACGAAGATTACATTCCAATGGAAATAGAAAGTGTAAGGGGAGAGTTGATCATAACGGTTGAATATGAATGATAAAAAGTATGTACCAGCAACAGGTAATGCAAGCGCACGTTTGATGGTGGTTGGTGAGTCTCCAGCATATAAAGAAGTAGAACTAGGTAAACCTTTCGTCGGACCATCAGGACAAGAATTAGATTCTATTCTGCGCGCTTGTCTTATACCACGACATACGTTATGGATAAGTAACGTCTGTAAATACTTTGTTCCGCCTAATGAGGGAACAAAGAAAATACCATTTGCCATACGTGCGGAACGCTATGGTATAAACATAGCTGAGTGTCTCTCCGAACTACAGCATGAGATAAATCAAATAAAGCCCAATGCAATTCTTGCACTCGGGGAAACTGCATTATGGGCACTAACAGGTAAGAAGTCCATAACTAATTATAGAGGCTCAATTTTATTCGGGATGGGATGTAAAGTTATACCCACATTCCATCCCGCGCACTTATTATATCAAACGTCTGACGCGGAAATGAAAGGATACTGGAATAGACAGATAATGATCCTAGACTTTAAGCGCGCAAACACCGAATCAAGCCATAAAGAATTTCATCCCACTCCACGCAATCTTACCATATGTAGAAATTCATCCCAACTTCACGACTTCATTTCCCGCCATTCAAAACATACAAAACCTGCCATAGATATAGAAGCTGGAGGACTATGTATTCCAGTATGTGTAGGAATAGCATTTGATCCGAATGAAGGAATAACCGTTCCTTTATGGAATATAGATCCTTCGCTATCGTCTATACCTGACGCTGATATGGTTCAGATGTGGAATCTGCTGAGTCAACTGTTGGCAACCAGTGATGTAATAGGACAGAATTTTAAGTATGACCAAGATAAACTTGCTCGGCTCGGTTTTACTGTTCATAGCCTTGCATCCGATACTATGCTTAAGGCTTTTACTATCAATCCTGAACTACCTAAAGCCCTTGCTTTCAACACGAGCATTTATACTAGAGAACCCTTTTACAAAGATGACGGGATGTATAAAGGTGAGTTTACGGACTTACTAATAGGATGTGCTAGAGATGCGTGTGTTACCAAAGAAATAGATTTAGCGATGGACGCCGACATAGATGAAATGGAGATGCGTGACTGGTATGAGAATTTCACTATGAAACTTCACGGGCTATACCTAGATATAGAGTCTGAAGGTTTCAATATCGATCCTGTCAGACGCGAACAGCTCATAGCAAAGTATATTGTATGGTCGGAAAGACTCGCGCACGAACTATTCATCCTAACAGAAGCCTACATTAATGTCAACTCTCCAAAACAAGTCTACATCCTACTGTATGATGTACTTAAGATTCCGAAAAAACCCGGAGTAGGAGAGGAAATACTTACTGCGCTACTTAGCAATATTTCCTTAAAGTTAGATGACAATAAACGTCGTATCATAGAAATAATACTTGAGAAACGTAGAGTAGATAAGACCATTGGAAACTATCTAATGGCTATGCCTGACTTTGATGGAAAGATGAAGACTACATATTACTTGTGCTTAGAAACTGGACGTACTTCAACAAGTCAGCTAGAACCGCCGATTAGACCATTGATAGAATACAAAGACTATGAAGGTAAGAAGAAGCATAAGGCTATAGGCACAGCTTTCCAAACATTAACTAAGCATGGTGACATAGGACAGGATGTTCGGAGTCAATATATACCCGAACCTGGACACATATTCATACAAGCTGATTCCGCCCAAGCAGAAGCTAGAGTAGTATTCCTATTAGCTAATGATGAGGAAGCTTTAGATGCCATTGATAAACACGACTATCACGCCCTTACAGCAAGTTGGTTTTTCGGTGGTACTGAAGATGACTATTCCAAAAGAAAACTCGGATATGAATCTCCTATACGATTTGCTGGAAAAACTCTTAGGCACGCTGGACACCTTGGAGCTGGAAAAAGAAGGGCGTGCATTGAACTTAATACTCAAGCTAGAAAGTATAAAATCCCAATCCAAATAACTGAATCTATAGCAGAGCGCGCGCTCAAGATATTTCACGCCAAGCAGCCTAAGATTCAATTAGTATTTCATAAAGGAATTATAGAGAGTTTGGAAAAGAATAAACGAATCCTAGAGGCTCCAGTACCTTACGGAATAGAGGCCAAACATGGTGGAAAGAGACAATTCTTTGAACGATGGGGAGACGACTTATTTAGAGAAGCTTTTGCTTATATTCCACAGCGGGCTGTTACGGATAATACTAAAGCCTGCGCTCTCAGAGTCAGGGAAGCCGCACCGTGGATTAAAATTATATTGGAAGCTCACGACGCTCTATTGTGCAGCGTTCCTATTGAACGTGTTGGTGAGGCTGCTAATATTCTTAAACCCGAAATGGAGCGGCCAATTAATTTCAATAACTGTAGTCTATCCCGCAGATCCTTAGTCATTCCGTGTGATATTGAGACAGGAATGAATTACCAGGACTTGAGTAAATTTAAGGAGGTTGTATGATTCCAAATGATTTAGAACGTCGTAAAAAAATGATTACTTATATGATAGAAGGTTGTAAAACTAAAGAGGACTTAACTACTTGGGAATCAGATTTTATACTATCAATCGAAGAACAGTTTGAACAAAAAGGAAACCTAAGTAATAGACAATGTGAAATCCTTGAAAAGATTTATGATAAACTCTAGGTGATGACGAATGAATTGGTTAGATAATTTTGTTGATGAACATAAAAACTTTGAGTCCCCGCTTTCTTTCTGGAAATGGGCTGGAATTGCATCTATATCCGCTGTTATAAAAGATAACGTGTGGGTGAATAGACAGCTATACAATCTATACCCTAACATCTATGTAATGTTCCATGCTGAGTCGGGTCTCAAAAAAGGACCAGCCGTAAGTGCAGCTAAGAGACTGGTAAAAGCAGTAGGTAATACTAGAATAATAAGTGGACGTAGTTCAATACAAGGCATCCTAAAAGAACTGGGTACATCTTTCTCACAGCCGGGAGGCGTAATAATAAAAGGTTCTACAGCCTTTATTTGCTCATCCGAACTATCTTCCTCAATAGTAGAGGATCGCGTAGCTACTACAATCCTTACAGACTTATATGACCGTCAGTATAATATCGGAGAATGGCGTAGTCTACTTAAAATGGAAACATTTGACTTAAAAGACCCTACACTAACAATGCTTACAGCAACTAATGAGGCGCACTCTGACGCGTTCTTCGTAAGACGAGATATTAAGGGAGGCTATTTTGCGCGGACCTTCATCATATATGAAAAGGAGGAAAACAGGTCTAATGCTCTCTTAGTTCCACTCCTGACCCCTATAGACTATACTAAGAACGCGGAGTATCTTAAAATCTTATCCAAACTTAGGGGAGAGTTTAGACCTCTTGCATCCCGTGACGAGAGGGAGGAATACACTAAACAATATCATGATAAAACAACGGGGGAAGCTGCATATTATTCAAGAACAGGGTTAATATACCAAGAGTGGTACGACAAGTTTAAGGAGGATTTAAAACTTGCTAAGGATCCTACTGGTACTTTAAATAGATTCGGTGATAGTGTAATGAAGGTAGCTATGTTGTTAAGTCTGGCACGTATACCTGAACTTATCATTCAAGAAGAAGCTATGACTGAAGCAATAGAGACTTGTGAAAAGTTGATAGGTAATGTAAGGAAAGCTACGTTAGGAAAGACAGAAGATGAGGGAACTAACGCGATTCGCAAGACTATCCTAATCCATGAATTAATGGAACGGGATAACCACGCAATATCGCGCACGCAGCTGAACCGTAAGTACTGGATTCAGGGAAGTGCAGAAGAATGGGATGTATGCATTACATCATTTGAAGCAGCTGGAATGATTCAATTAGATCATCTTGGTAATCAAATGATTGTCAGGATGACAAATGATGCTATTAGTGAATACTCACATTTATTTAGGGGGAAGATGAAATGACTAGAATTCCCAGTCATGTTTTCTTAACCCAGGAATAAATGATTTGCTCTTACCTTTTCTATCATAAGAATTGATCCCCATCCCCACAGCCGATGGAATCATTAGAGGTAATCCCTCGGGACCAAACTCCTGCATAACTTCAGATAAGTCTTGTAAAATCATTGGAGCAAGTACTTTAGAAGCTTCATCTAAGGGTTGAAATGGTCTATTTTTATCCTTAAATAAGAAGTCTCCTCCAATAGCCGGAAGTGGTGAAGTCTTATTTCGTAAGAACTCAAGAACCGCAAGTCCACGAGTTTTTACACCAAATCCTGATCCAAACTTCTTTGTTTTTCCGCTCGTAGATGCAGCAAATTCCCCCGAACCCATCCTATAAAATAACACAAGATACTGTTGAAATCCACCCGGAGGATCTATTCTAGTATTTCCAATCTTAATTTTACCAAAGTCGGAATTATTTGGATCTAAGTTAACTTCTGCACCTGCTGCTTTAGCTAATGCCGCAACTGAAATCCATTCAAGTGCTATACCTCCCATAGACTTCCAGTATTGCTTCTTAACAAATCCCGGAGTCATACGATATGTAAGAGGATTAAGAGTTTGATTAAACATTTGTAGCCTAGAAGCAAGTAATCTTGGACTAAATATTAATCCATTGATTACTTCAGCAGCAGGAGTAATTGTGCCTAAGTCACCACGGCCAGTTGCATTATTAACAAAGTTTCCAATTGCTTTTAATAGTACATCATTTTCATGGGGTTTCAGCCCGGCCTTGTTAGCTAAATTAACTAAGTTATCAAAGTTATCAGCACGTACCTTATCTAAGAAAGCCATATATGCACGATTTGAAGCACGTACTGCCTGACCTATGCTTCCGGCATAAGCCTTACTAAATTTAGGTATACCAACTCTTTGTCCTTCCACATATCCAGCATTTTCAGCCCACGTAGAAACGAACAATTCTTCACGTTTACTCATGCTAGTCATATCAGTTAATTTTAATCCCGCGCGGTCATGTACAGACTTATGAACTTTACCCGTAGCATCACGGAATTTCTGATAGTTAGGTCTACTAAGAATTTCATCAATAGTGGCACGATAAGCCTTTTCCGAGCCAAAAGCCTTTACCATCGTACCCCAAGAAGTCCACCACGGTTTAGTAAGAATCATTCCTACTCCCTGTCTAAAGGGTGCAGACAGATCGAGAGTTGCTTGTAAAGAGCGAGGTAAATTAACTAACTCCGAAACTATCGTTTTTTTACGAAGGTCTGCCTTTGGAATTTGATTACCTAGAGGACCATGATATGCTCTAAGTTGTCTACTTAGCTCCGGAAAGATTTTTCTTAGTGTTTCAATTTCATTAAGTTGGGGAACCTCACTTCCTTCTAATAATTTTATTAATCCACTACCTGCATGTGCTCTTGTAGGAACATCATCAGTAAATTCCTGAATCTGCATGAATAGTTCATCAACGTCATCTGGTCCTAGTTGTAGAGGTTCCATTTCTACGCGCGTATGCTTACCCCTTAAGCCTCCCATAAATCTAAAATACCACTCTTTACCTTCCCCGCCAGCTCCGCGCGCTTTAGCAAATTTAGCAGCCCTTTCTGAAGTATAGATTTTAGCCTGTTGAGCAGCTTTGTCAGCAGCTTCATCTAATGCTGCACCTAACTTACCTACTGCTCCCTCTGGAATATTAGACAACATCATCTTAATTCTACCATCAGGTAGCTTCTCAACTACTTTATAGCCATTCATAATAAATTCATCTACTAGAGAAGGATCTTTTAGTACAAGTTGCTTAGGTCTAAAAACAGGTGCAGTTGCAGCTATAGGTTTGGTAATATTAATTGGTGGAGCATCCGGTACTGTAGGCATACCTACGCCAACTGGTGTAGATGGAATTATAGGATGAGGAGTACCCTGCTGTTGATTAGATGTATCTACCACTGGAAGTGGTGTAGATACTGGTGTTGTAGTTATAGGATCAGCAACAGGTTCACCAGGTTTAGGTGGTAAGTTGGAAACCTGAGGTTGCACATTAGAAATAGGAATAGGTGCTGTAACAGCCATAGGTAACTGCGTAGGACCAAATGCAGTATCAAATAATACACGAACAGCAGGATGTAAACTATCAGGATCTAAGAAATAATTAGTTAAATCTATGGTTAAGGCTTCTTCTTGAAAACTATATTGGTTTTTTTTCTTATTAGTATACATCTGCCATTCAGGTGTCACATTCTTTACACTAAACCAGTCACGTCTTAGAATCTTTCTAACTGCTTCTGGTAATAGACTATACTTGATATGTCCTACTTCATGTGCAACAATTCGCGGATTAGCACGGTGAAAATCACTAGCAAAAGTAACCTTCTTATTTACTAGATCTGTAACTGCCTCTCTTGTACTACCATCAGGAAACTTACCAGTTTTACCTACCTCTGCGGTCCAACCAGGAGGAAATTCAGGTGGTGCTACAGGAGGTAGTTTAGGTGTATTAAAATATGGACCCTTTCTAACACCTAATGTGCCAAATCCAGCTTCTAATGCGCCAGCTCCTACCTTCCCCCAGTCATTTTCAGATGCTCCAGAAGCAATATTATATCCGCCTTCACCCACTAAACCTGCTGAAAGTAATCGCCTTCCAAACTGTGCAGTTTTTCCAATAAGAGGAAGTTTACCAGACGTACCCAATACACTCTCAACTCCACCCAATCCCATAAATGAAAGATTAAGGGGTGAACTCATACCTGAAATAAAATCAACTCCGAAATTTAGGGGCTTATAGAGATAAGGATTTTCTTTAGCCATTTGTTCGGACATATCATAAAATTTAGGATCAGATTTTCTAATATCTACAATTGGACTAAAAGCCTTACGCATTAATTCTAAGGCATATAAAGGTTCATACTTAGGTTCATATAAAGGCGTAGAAGAAGATTCGGGTGCATCTACAATACCTAATTCTTCTTCAGTAGTCTTTATTTGTTTTGGAAGCTGCTGTGGATCTTCGGGTGCATCTATAATACCTAAGTTCATTTTACTTCCTCACAGGAGGAGTTTGGGTGTAATTCTTTGTAGCTAATGCTGCTTCCAAGTTCTTTCGTGGAACAGATTTACGTGCGCCAGTCTTAACTTCCCAGATATATACCATATCTCCACTTGGAGATGTTGGTGCATTACCTCTTATATAATTAAGTATTTCCTGGTGTTCTTCAGGAGTTGGACCTATAGCCCGACCCATGAAATTAAAATCTGGAGGAATAATTCTTACATCATTAGAACCGGGATCTCCTAGTTCAATAAACTCAGCATATTCAGGACGGTCATTTTTTAAACGCATAGCTCTATCGTAATAAGCTATCCGCTGTTGTGTTGGTAGATTAGCAGTTACATTAGCATCAGCAGATGGAGTTTCTTTAGTTAACCTAGCTTGATCTCCACCAGCACTAATTCTCTCAAGTGCATTTTCTTGATTCAACATAATTCTTTGCATTTCAGATACATTACCAGTTGGATACTTAGTATCATTTATCGTACCTTTTTTGGGATCACCAACTAATACAGTAGGTCCATCAAAATAGAATTTAAGATTAGGATTCATATATTTCAAATAACTTAATTCATTACGTTGTTCACTTAAAGCATTTTTAGCCTGGTTATTACGTTCAGTCTCGTCCTGTTTTCTATCAAGCTGGTCAACCTTACGCTGATTTACTGATGCAGAAGCAAGATTAGCTGCCATCTGACGTTCATTAGCATTAGAATATCTCTCAAGATTAGCTGCTTGATATGCAGGTTCAGTTTGCATCTTCCAATCAGCCATCTTATCCATATATGGACCTTCAACAGCGTGTTCCTGATACTTCATAATATCAGGTTTATTACCCAATCCAATTACGGATGCAGCAATCTTCCGTAACATACCAGGTTCTTCACGCTGAGGCATATTCTGAATAAGTTGATTAAACCTATCAGTTGCCTGGGTCTCAGGTGTATAATACTGTTTCATTAAAGATATAACATCTTCTTCCTGCCCACCTGATTCATAGGGATCAAATGGTTTAGGTTGGAATAAATCCCCATAAGGATCTTGTTGCTGCTGATTACCCATGAAATCAGGCTGCATCTGGTATGGCTGTTGTCCGAACCAATTTTGCATACGGAGTTGGGAAAAATCAGGCATGATATTACTCCATCCAGGGATAAGATACGCCAGCAGCAACATTACCAATATCGCCGATACGACCCATAGTAGTATCCCATGTACCAGGCATCTTACTAGCGTTCATCCAATTCTGATTAGAGTTAAGTCCATACTGTCCACCCTGACCCATAGTATTAATTAATTGATCACCAAACATATTAGACATACCAGGTGTAGTTCCATACATGGAGTTCATACCCTGCAAACCACGTAGTTGATTAGCCGCAGCTTCCCCAGACATAGAATTAGCCTGCCCAGCATTAAACATACTATTCTGTAAATCAGCATTTAGTCTCTGACCTTCAATGCCAGCCATTCCACCTAATCCAGCAAGTTTACCCTGCTGAACCATTTGTGCTAGTCCAGCATTAACATTCTGCATAGCATCTGCACCACCCTGACTTTGTTCCCTAGCCATTTTTGCAGATGCAGCAGCAAAGTTAGGTGAATAGCCACCCTGCAATGCACGGTTACGATTTAACTCACGTTCAGCATTTGCATATACAGCACGTACAGGCGAAGCACCTCGTGCGCGCAAATTTGATACATCTTCTCCACTATATCCACCAGTCTTAGAGAAGTCCTGATAACCCCCGTAAGAATTAAATGGATCACTATAACTTGATTGGGCAATTCCACCACCGGCAGCGCCACCTACACCTGTGTTGCCACCTAAGAATGATCTATAGCGATTCATTATATCGCCATAATCTGACTGGCCTGCATCAGAGGCTTGATTCCATCTACCAGTCAAATTATTCATCATTGGACCCTGTTGATCAAAATAACGACTTTGATCAGCAGTAACCATGTTCTTAGCTCTTTTGTCGTCACCCTTTGCCATTTCATACCCCCAGAACTAAAGCCTGTCCTTTTGTTGGATTAAATCCTACTTTTTGGAGATGACCTAGCCACTTCTTATCTTGTACAAAAGCATGAATCTGATCATGATGTTGAGTCTTTGCTACAAAAGATAAAGCCTGTAATAGATTGTATAAAGCTTCTCTACGAACACGTACTGAACGATCCTTATTAGTTACCGCAATTACTTCTATAATAGGTCGGATTCCACCTATGGTAACTAATCCCTTTTCATCCTCAACAGAAAATGCGCACATAAATCCATGAAAGAAATCTGGTAACTCGAATTCGTCCTTAAAGTATTTGGAATGGATACTCTTTAATTCCTCAATATCCGATGGACAATATGAACGGATATTCATATAATCATGAAAACTGTAGTAATTGTCATTGTATTGATTGGACTTCCGCCAGTTAAATCACCTGCCGTAGAATTGCTAAACTGAAACTTCAATGGAACATCAATAAACAATGCTGTATTCCCCGTAACCTTTCCAACTATTGCTGACCAACTAGTAGCGTCATATTGAATTAGCGGAGTTAAGACAACATTCCCAAGATGCGCGACCCCAAAAAGATCTCCCACCTTAGCATCAGACATTCCTGAGGAATCTTCTAAGTAAATACTAACGTCAACTCCGCCTAACTGGACCGAAGCCCAACCATCAGGACTAATATTAGTATATGCTCCGGCTCGACTATCAAGTGATAATTCAGCCATTATAAGAACAATACGTGTTCCCGAACCTAGTGTGGATACCAATTCAATTGCAGTAGTTGGTAAGGCTTTAATATCTTCATTAGTAAGTACTACCTTCCAAACCAGTACCTTAATCTGATCTGCTAGAAAAATTGTTAATAACTTGATAGCTTCTGCAATCTCATGTTTTATCCTAGCATTGACTTCTTCTAGGGTAAGTTCAGTTGTATTTTTAGTTTGGGATAATTTATCAATAAGTACTTGTAGAGTCTTAAACAGAGCATTATCCTTCGTCGTAATCTGGTTAAGATTACTCTTTAATGATGCAAATTCAGGCAACTTCTTAGCTGGACGAAAAGTCATATTAACCTGGGTGAGAAGTCCAAAGTTCGTTACTAAAGATAATGATTCGATTGATCTTAAAGAACTCATCAATCTCTGTCGTCTTACCTTCAAAGGCTGCACGCTGTTCAACAAAGTTACATAAACGTGTAGGTTGGATATTAGTCAATTCCTTCATTACGAGGGGAACTAATGTCTGAGTTCTTACGTCGTCCATTGAATAGATTTTTAGTTTCAAGTTACCAGTTCCATTTAATCGCATACGAATTGCGGCAAAATGGGAAATACCCTCACCAGAACTTTGCTCGCTAATTGCAGAACCTTTAGGCATTTATTCCCCCATATAAGCGGTGCGCCATATTGGGTTAGGAATCTTCTTCTCTGGGTTATCTATCACGTCATTTTCATAATAGCTATCATGCTTTCCAGTTCCACCACCCGTAGTCTTATTAGAATTAATAAAGTAAATTCCAGAGAAGGGAGTAATTGTTGGCCCGGTAGTTCCAATTAAAATTAAGAATGGACATGATTCTGCCGTACCAAATCTATCTATTGGAGTAGCTGTCTCATCTGGATCATATCTTCCACCCGTAAATTGTGCGATATCGAACTGCGAAATAGTACTCCCGTCAGAAACTTTAATATTCATAAAACGGGAAATAGCTAAATTTCTTAGCTTTAACCAAACCCAAAAGGAATTAGGATGATCAAGTGCATATGCTAATCTTCCATCATTTCCTGCAACAGAACCAAGATCATAAGTATTTAATACACTTCCATCAGATGCCTTATATCTCTTAATGATTGTACTTACACCACCTGTAGTTTTTTCATATCCTGCAATAACAGAATCATCCTCCAAAACCAACATCTCATCTAATAAAATATAAGATGAGCCAAGGCTTGCAACGAAATCAGTTAATGCAATATCATTGACTAAATCCCATCGTTTAATTGTAGTAATTGTTGATGAAATCGGACCTGAATAGTAAAGAATAGTCTCACCATTATTTGGGACTAATGTAGTTAATCCTACCGAGGGAAATGTCCAAATCTTAGCACCAACTCCACCAATCTTACTTATTGTAGTTACTGCTGCTTTTCCACCGACTCCACCATTAGGAGTACCTACATAAAATGTATCAACTTTATTGCTACTTATATGATCATAATCCTGATCTATTATTGAAACTGGAGTTAATGTTGGACTAAACAATAGTAATTTATCATTTTCATCATCTGTAAATAATATCTCACCATCTCCTAGATGGAGAATTGCACCTCTCTCCATCGCTACAGTCTCGGGATAGAAATCCACTACTTTTCCAGTAGTTGTTGATAATATGGCAATAGGATAACCTCCACTATTATCATCAGAAATTGCCATCGCACCAGCCGAAATTCCTAAAGCTGGAGCCACTTCTACTTGAATCCGTAGACTTTCCGGTCCAGCAGAATCTATGTTCTTTAGAAGTTCTAAATAGTATAGTCCCCCCGCAGTTACAGGGAACTGAATACATTTATTCTGACCACTAATTAAGTGTACTCCACCTAAAAGTCTATATGGAACACTATTGTATGGTCTACAAGTAGGTCTATATCCAGAACCGATATGATTAGAAAAACTAAATGCACCAATTACTTTAGCCCTTGCCGGGGCAACAAACTTATAATAAACAGTATAATTCACTCCCCCGTCATTAACATCCGTCTGAGTAAAGTCATAGGGAAACGACGAAATCAACGTAGCCGTAGCAAAACTAGTATTACTAGGGGGAGCCATTATGCTGCCTCCACTGAACAAATAATTAGTTTATTAATGTCCATAAGTGTAATTGAACTAATCTTCGCGTCGAAAATCCAAACTGCATATCGAACATTCTTCGGATCTAAACCATTTCCATAGTCAGCATATAACATCTTATGCTGAATAGGCGGGGGTAATGTAACCCATATCTTCTTATTTATAGAGTCATTTACAAGCTGAAGATAACGAAAATCATTCTTAGCTAATGAAAACCAGAAATCCTCAATCTTCCAACTTAGTTCAGGTCTGGTATAAACTCCGCTAAATACCATTATACCTGAATAATCAGCTATAATTAAATAGTCAATGTTTACCCCACCTGAATCTAAGACTGTAGCAATTCCATGTACAGGTGCGCCTACCCCTTGATCTACGATATTAACCTGCCAAGAGGATGGAACATCACCATTATCTGAGTAACCCAGAGTCCGTGTTTTCTTAAATATATACAAAATGTCTCGGAATTCCTGCGCATTAGTAATTGGATTACCATCTAACGGTGCAATAATCAAACCATCTACCTGTGAGATAGCTTCAGGTTCTCCAGATGTGGAAATCCGCGCAACTGAAATATTATCAAATTCACCGTATCCTACCATTCTACCGTGATAAGTTGTAAGTCCTACAAATGCAGGAATCTCTGAGAAGTTATCAATTAAATGACTTGCGTCGGAAAGTAAATCTGAGTCATAATATGAGACTTCCATCTCAGTATCAGACACATCATCTAATGTTGCTTCGGGAATAAAGAAGAACTGAAATCCCTTCTGGTCGCCGTTAAAATTAGGAATCCATTTTGTAGAAACTAGATGCTTCTTAACAACAGCAGGATCAGTTGGAATAGGGATATTAGAAACATTTACTGCGCGTTTAGTGTCTACGAATGTCTGCCCACCAAAATACTCGGGACCGGGTGCACTTAGATACCCAGTATCAGTCTCATACACTACACCAATGAGATGAAATCCAAAGTCACAGAATCCTTCTGTATCAGTATTCGCTACAAGAAGTGCAGAAGTTGAAGGTGAAGGAGCAGGAGTTATACCAACAACATACTCCGTAACTAAGTCTGCATCACCTATATTGATTTTAATACTCTCTGTCGTATTATCGCTAATTATAACTACTTCATAGTATGTATAAGTCCCACCCGCAGTATAGTCTTTAGGATCAATTGCCTGCGTCATCACAATTGAACGTGTTGTTGCAGGAACTACTGAAGTATCAATAGGAATGTTAGCTAGTTGAATCTGCAAATCTCCGGGTGCATTTACTATAGGAAAAACTTCAGTACCGAGTTCTCCGTTGTCATATGCAACTGCAATTATATGAATTCCCTTGGAAACTACACCATCCATAGAAGAATTAAATGCTATGAATGGCTTTTTAGATGTGTTCGTTGGCGGAAATCCTGCTGCTTTACGTGCATTAGTTCCATCACCTTTATATACATAAATAAAGTTATCTTCCAGTCCGGCCTCAGAATTCACTCCTAATGAATTAGCAGTTGAAGTAAATGGAGTGATGTATGCCCTACCTGCTATCGCAACGAATCCAAAATCAGTCATCCCTACAATTGTAAGAATAGGACCATAAATTATGGAAGTACCAATTACGTGATATATGCTCCCACCTACAGTTAGGACAATGAGAGATTCCCCTGTCTGCATTACATAAGTATAGCTACGGAGAATATCGCCAATAGCTATTTCTTGATTCTGGTATTTATCTAACGGATCGCGCGTCTTAAATCCAGAATGAATATACTGGATATTATCCGCTTGGATAAAATGGTCTGAAGGAACACTATCGGCATCACCCCTTGCCCATAGGCCATTGAAAGACTCTAAAACTAAAGGTTCATGATCCCTAAGTCGAGGCATTAAAACCAGCCCTTACCTTTATAAGATGAACGAAATGGCCTACGTCGTGTAGTGATATTCTGTTTAGCCTTTGAGTCAATTCCTAATAGGTGATCTTCACATTCCTCTGCATCCTTAGCAAGTGACTCCGAACGCATGTAATTCTCACCGATATACTTCGCGCACATTGACGCGGTTTTATATGCGAGAAGTTGAGTAACCCCGATTACTGAAATGATAGAGTTCTCATTTAAGACATGAGGAATCGCATCCCTAATATACTCTAACTTAATCTCACGACTTGAAGTTGCACCGTTAGCGTTAAACTTAATAATCTGATCTTCCCAATACCACTCAAGTAATGACGTAGTTGCTGATCTTGGGTTAATCGTATCACGGTGAATCATTAAAGTAAAAGTACCAGTAGCTCCTGCCTGTCTTTCCCAGAGTGCGCGGATCTCTAGTAAGTCTCCGGGGTAATGCGGGCCTATAGGATTTTCTTGTGGGGTAATCATAAACTGACCCGCAGTAAGTGTGACATACCCCGCAGTATTAGTCATTGGTGACATTCCATGATCCTGAAGTAAATCATGGAGTTCATCAATTGCCATGTTCAGAAAGGGTAGTACTACAGTATAAGTATATACTGCTCTATCTGAATCATTCATAAGTGATGCTACGCGGTCCATCACTTCTTTGGCTGGCGTTGATGTTGTTGTTACGGGCATAAGTTACTTTGCAAACTGGATGTTTAACTCGCTTTTTCTACCCAAGTAGTTCTTTTCAGATAATCTATTACTTTTAATAGTGTGTCTTCATCATCATTAAGAAGCCCTAATATTGAATTACATTTATAACAGAGTAACCCTCTTACGTTATTAGTAATATGGTCATGATCTACACAAAGTTCTTTTTCACTTTTTTCTCTACAAATTGCACAGACTTCCTGCTGAAACTCGAATATTTCTTTATACTGTTCAGGAGTTAATCCGTAACAAGTTTTACGATGCCTATTTATCCCATAATTAGGATCTTGTTGTAACCTCTTTAATGTCCATTGTTTAGTATATTCTCTTAAACAGGTTCCACACCGTGAATTACGGGAAGTACTTCTTACCCAGACGGTATTAAATACAGTTAACTCATCCCCGCAATCTTTACAATGTGTTCTTGTTTTTCTTGCAGGCATGATTACTCCTATTGTACAAACTTAAGATTTAATTCAGCTGCACGTTTTGGATCTGCAATAGCTTTACACTCTCTACAAATTGGGAACTGTGGATCGCGCAAAGCACCACACGCGAAACACCGAACCAACTGAACAGTCTGGTAATCCTTTAGCCAATCCTTATTAGTAATGTTTAACTCATTACATGCAAGACGCGCATCATTTGAGATTGCTAAAGGATTACCATTAGATCTAGTCCATAGAATATCCGCAATACGGATAAGTTCCATAAACCATTTTTCCTGGTAAGACTTATACTTCTGAATGAGTGGAGTGTGTTCTTTAATTAACTTGATAGCATCCCATTCACCAGGAAGGAAAAAGAGTCCCGGCATCATATCTGCCATGTTGCAGCCCAATAATCCATTACAGTAATCCCGTACAATAGAATCTGCAACCTGAATAGATGATACTGGAATTTCAATAAGTGGCTGCTCAGAATCAATCTCGCGCCACCATGAAGAAGATCCAATAATTACACAGGCTGGCTTATCTGATCTACCTGGAGGAATATCAAAAACTCCGGGTTGAATAGTTATCTTTTCTTCATGAATTGTCTTTGGAAGAATAGAGATAACTGTAGACTTATCCAACGGATTCGAGGGACTACGGATAGTTCTACGATTCAGATTGACAATTGCATTTTCCATAACTAACTCTCCTTCTGAGTGATATAGGAATTGGGCACCACTATTCCCTCTTTATACGCCAACGCATCACCAGCCACAGTTTCATTTCCAAATAATTCATCCTGTAATTTACGCACGCGCTCTAGTCTATTAGCTTCTGCTTCTCGACTATCAGGATCTTTGTATTTAGCAAGAGAGACCTTGCCTAATGCAGCATAAACTGTATCTATAACAAATTTAGCTGCGGGAAGTGTCGGTGGTAAATATTCCCCTTTAGGAGACTGAAACGTCCACATTGGTTCATATGATAGCTTAGATGTAGGTAAATCACTCTGATTAGATTCAGGTACAATAACTAGTCGTTCAAGTATAAACTTATGACTAATCCACGGACGGTATTTAGGAACTTCCCTTACAATAGGATAAAGTAGTTCTAATCCTTCTGGAGTAATATCTATACACCGCTTCTCTAACTGATCCTCTGACCACGCTACGCGCCACATTGGTTTGCCGGTGTTGGTGTCAAGACCAAACAAATCAATTAGCTGGCGATTTATAGATTCGATAGGTTCTGTAAGTTCCATTCTAGTCCACCTAAAATGCGCGTTACAAGTATGCGCGCCCCACTTGTCAGTTATGCTGGTACAACAACCTTCGGGTCAGCGACAGTTGCTACGTAATTCCTCCACACGTCACCATTATCACCCTTCATAAATCCAAGGTTAATGGTAGTGTCAACGTCAGCAACGTAGTTCTCAATAACCATATTGAGAGACCCACCAGTTAAGTCAATACGCGCACCAGCCTCTACTGCAAACTTAGAATGGAACACGTTGTCCTTAATTAACGCATAGGTTCCAGGGAATTTAATGTCATAGGTAGTTCCACGCCGGAATCTATTGCCAATAATCTGATTATACTGATTGACAGCAAATCCACCATCTGTCACATATCCCACACCAGTTCCAAGACCTTCAAAGTCGCAATCCTGAATGAGATTACGAGCAGTTTCACCTAGACCAATTCCGATACCTCCTGAACCTCCAGCAGAGAAGAAACAGCTAATAACTTTAGTATGTGAACCATCAGGAATAGCTAAAGATTCCTGGCGACGTAGCCAAATGCAAGGAGCATTTGCTACAGGTGCCATCTGGATGTTATTAAATTCCCATCCCTGTTCAATTACAGAAATTAATGGTGTAGTGGCAACAGGACTAGTAGGTGCTAACCATGATGCACCACCACCTGTAGGAACACCGCCATTAGTAGCCTGACGAGGTTTATTAGCTGCACCAAGAATAGTTACGTCAAAAATACCAACAGGTGTCGTAACCTGTTCTCTCAAAACTCCAGAGAGATAGATTAAGTCTCTGGAACGAAGGTGAGGCTTTAAGTCTGTAAAGGTAGAAAATGAACCACGAGGTCCATCACCCTGCGGAAATAAATACCAAACCTTGTTGATCACACCATAATCATTTAATGTGACCCTACGATTCTCGGTCTGAAAATTACGCCAATAGCCATACTGAGTCATTCTTTTCCTCCAACCCTTTGGTTAGCGCCTTCGCCAGAGTACCTGCGTGGATAAGGAGTATGCGCAGCCCACCCGTTAACTACGTTAAGTTTGTAGCAAACCCATAGTACTTAGCCTGAATGGGATCAAAAACAAACACATTCGGCAAGTTCTGAAGTGGGTCTACTGCACTAATGATGTTACCATTCGTAAGGTAATCAACAGGACTACCATTCGTATGGATAGTAACTAGCATATGCGCGCCCGTAACAGGCGGTGTAATTGTTGCAATCTGTGTGGTTCCCGTAACAAATGTCAGGAACCCTGTTGGAGCGATAGTTGTCGCAGATGCAACAGTTACAGGATACGGCTGTAACTTACTCTGTACAGTACTGAGGTTCTGAAAATCAAGGTCAGACATAATTAATACCCCGCCGGAACTGCTAAGGTGTCAATGTATGAGCAAGCAGCAGGATTATTCACGAAAGCCTGCATACCCACAACCATATAGAAGATTTCCGCCGCAGCTACACCACCTGATGCACCACGAATCTCGAAAATACTTCTACCGTCTGAGGTATAGAAACCAAGCGGAAGAATCTCTGCTCGACCCCATGCTTCAGTGACAATAAAGTCAATTCGAGTCTTATCCCAACTGTAGGATGATTTAGTAGATGCACCAGCTAACTGCATGTTATTTCCACTAAAGTACATATTCAGCCCTTCTTCTTTGGCTGACTTTTGGATAATGGAAACAAGCTGACCAATTTCCTCGTAAGCCTGCTGCTGACAAGGATGTAACCATGCGACAACTGATGTATTATCATCAATTCCCAAACGGTTTCCAATCTTATTCAGAGCAATACGAGGAAGTGGCAGACTCAATGCAGCACCAGAAGCATTGACTCGGTTTGCACGAATCTCAGGAGTGGAAGAACGAGGAAATCCTAACCACGTACCTGAAGATGAATTAGAGTGGTGATATGGCACACCAAGCAAACCAGGTAAAGAAGCAGGAGAAGAAATACCCTGAACAACCAGCTTATCGGTAGCAATAGCGCCAGCAACAGCTGGGGTAACATCAATCTGCTTATTCTCTAGGTCATACTTCGTAATCTTTCCAGATCCACGAAGCGTAGTAGTTAAGGTATCAAATACCTGTACAGTCTGTCCATAACGTACTAAACGTACGCCAAAGCCATCAGTACCAAGAGTATAAGTATCCACACCACCAACTGTTGACACAACGGAAATGACGCCAACAACACCATTTCCTGGCTGCATCATTTGAGAATCAAGCTGTCTACGAAGTTCATCAAGAGCTGTGGCAGTTAAACGACGAACGGAATTAACTACAGACTTCCGATCATCGTCAGTTGCCCACTGAGCTAACTTCGTATATTCGATGTTCTCTGATAGGAAAACACACGAAAGTACAGCTTTATCATAGGTCGGCCCACCACCTCGTCCTAAATCTCCACCATCAGGATCAAAGTACTGGAATGAGCCACCTGGACGAATTTCAAGAGGCACGCGCATCTGACGATTAGAAATCTTCTCAACGTCGCGCTTCTTGATATGAGCAAAGAACTTGTCATCCCGCTCAAAAAGGACGCGCACCTTCGGAACTACTCTTTCAAGTTCCAAAGCTGCAACCTGAGTTTCCGTTACCGCCATTTTGTTTACCTAGAATCTTTAGTTGGTGAACTCTAAGTTCACTCCCCCAGATTCTAGCTCCTTCAGTTTACTGAGAATTTGTTCGTAGGAGAATCCTGCTGCCTGAAATATCTGTGCCATCAGAATAGCAGTTTCTCCATAATTTTTACGCTTGAGCCTAAAAGTTAAACTTTGTCTAGCTCTTGACTTTTGATCTCTGACCTGGCTTCTAACAGGTTCTATTGATTTCCAAACATCGAGAAGCTCTCTAATCTTAGCTTTTCGCCTAACGCCCATTAAAGAATAAATAGTCATTAACCATTGAATTGCTCTAGTACCATTCAAGGTTAATCTGTACATAGTCTTATAATTTTCTTTTCTTTTATCATCTGTAATATTAATTGATCGGGAAGGATCAACTAGATTTCTAACCTTTTCTACTACGTCAATATCTGTCATTGATAACCAGATGGATGGAGTTCTGCCAGAATTAGTGAAACCGAAACAACCTTCACCTTCTAGAAGTCCAGCCAACCAACTAATTTCTACAACCGACACTGACATCTCTAACTCCAAATTAAAGTTACGCCTACGAGTTCCGCACTGGCAGTTAACACGAAAGTTGTTATAGGAGAGTTTAGTGCAATTGATGTTGGGTCTGTCTTATGGAGCACAACTCCGGTGTCACCTGTAACGCCCTTTAATGTAATAGTTACTGTACTATTACTTGACGGCATAACGATAGTGACTGCTTTTGATGTAGTCCCTCCACTTGGCAAGACAACAGTATTTGCACCACTAGCCAAAGTTACAATCTCAACTTTGCAGGGACTAGCCGTATTATTGGCTGCGGCATAAGTATTCGCAGCGACAAAATCTCCAGAAGACTGGAGTACGATGCTTCGTGCAGATGTTACAGCCATGTCCTTAATCCTGCATTAAAAAGTCGATTGACTTCATTCCACGTGGAATATCTTTGGCTTCTTTTACTTTTCCAGCTGATGTACGTCCTGCTGGAATCGGACCTTTCTTTGGAGGAGTTTCATCCTCAGTAACCCGTTTGCCCATTCCCTTCAAAGCTTCATTTCGAGCCTTTTTAATGACTGTAGGCAACAGTGTTTTCGCTTTGGAGAGATAGGCTGCTCTAATCCTGTCAGTTGCAGCTTTCGAGAATTTATCCTCAAAAGCCTTTTCCCAGAGTTTATCTAAGATTACACGGAAACGAGAATCCTGTGAAATCATCTTCTCTAACTGTTCGGATGCATCCTTTACAGCTACCTTACGAACATAGTCAGTCATTGACTTACGAGGATCAATATTGCCTTCAATAGTGGAAGTCAAGACATTATCAACCTTTGTCTGTAAGTTATCGCGTGTAGACTCGAACTGCTGCTGAACAAACTTCTGTTCGCGCGACTGTAGTTCAGCTTCCCTATCATTTCTCTGTACGGGTTTCGCTAAAGTCTTAGGAGCCTCGAATGTATTAGTTCCGAATACAAACTGATTGAGAATATTTGCAGCCGCCTGTAATGGCTGACCAGGTTCACCCATGTTACGGGCTTCCGTAACCATCTGAATAATAGTACCACGAATTAGATTCCCGACAACGTGGTAGTAAGCCTTCTCATCAACCTTCTGTAAAGCAGGTAAGTAATTGTCTACTACCTGCTTAAATGAATCCTCGTTATCTTCCTTGATTGCGCCTAGAACAATATCTAACTTACCTTCACCAATTACTTCCCGTTCAAAACCATCCATGATACGGGCTTTTTCTACTGCCATCTTCGCATCGTCGATAGTTGGAAGTAACTCAGTAAACTGTTGTTCTCTATAATATGCCTTCTCTAAGTATGGAAAATCCTTAAAGATCTTGGGGTACTTGGCTAAAATCTCCCGGCGTCTAACAGGTGTAACTAACTCTAAATCCTCCGCAGTAGGTTCCTTTAATTCTTCTTCTAGTTCATCTTCAACTGGGATTTCTTCTTTGTCCTCATCCTTAACTTCTTCATCCTCTTTAGGCTCAGGTTCATCTAAGTCAAGAGTTTCCTCTGGCTTTTCCTCTATATTGAGAAGCTCGTAAGTTTCGTCTTTTGAAATATCTACTACTTCACTGGGTAACTTGTCCATTAGGATTCTCCGGATTTGGTGATGCGTTACCATTGGGCTGTTGAGCGGCTGCACCACTAGCCTGCATCATAGCCATTTGCTGCTGCTGTTCAATAATCATTCTATGCATCTTCATATGAAGAAGCACGTTTCTATAACCTTCGGGATTCTCAATCTTGCAGAGTCTACCCGCATCAGAGACTAACCATATACGACAAATCTCACCTTCAATTGCATGGTTATCAACATCAGGATCAACTTCAATTGACGGAACTTCCTCTGGTTGAGGTTCGGGTGGTGGAGGCATACCATTCATTTGAGATTGCATAGCTACCATCTGGTACTGTTGCATCATCATAGGATCAGGTGGTATCTGCATAGGAGTAGAATTAACTAACTGTACAATCTCCTCATACTGTTTCTGACGGTCAGACTCTCCAGGAATAATGTAATCAGGAAGTCCAATCGCGCGCCTTAGATAAGGCATATTTTCAGGAGATGCTAGAGTAGCTAAAATTTCCTGGTTATTAGTATCTAGCAACTGCATGATAGTATCTTTTTGCTGCGACCAAGTTACAGGAAGATTCTCGTTAGCTTCTAGTTCAATACGTCCAATCTTACCTTCTAACTCTGCCTTGCGTACAAAGACGTTGATGAAATTACCCATCTCATCTTTCGAGACGTTACGTTCATCTTCCTTCATTTCCTTGATATAGAGAGGAATTACCTTAGCAAAGATATTCTTCCACCACATCGTCAGGGATTTCCACGTAGTCTGTAGACGCTGTAACGCCTGCGCGCGTGACATACTATATTCTGATGCTGTCCTAGAACCAGACATCTGACCACCGAATAAACTAGGTAACGCGCCCGATACAATCTGTCCCATCTCCTGAATCTTAGAAGCGAATGGTAATACCTCACCGGAAAGTGTAGCTGTTCTTACCTCATAGAATCCATCAGAAACAGGTTTACCTGACATTGGTGTAGCAGGATAAATACCACCGGGTAATGCCTCTGACTCACGGTATGTCTTAAAATCTAAGACGCGCGGATTAGCAAAAGTCTGCGGGATACCATGCTCAATAGTCTGTAAGGTAAGTGACACAATGTCATTAGTTATTTCTTGAATGGAGGTGAGCAGTAACCCGAGAGGATCAAAATGAATATAATCAGATAAAGGATTGTAAAGAATAGTCCAGTAATCATCTAATGCTTCGTTCTCTGCGTCAACTACGTTATCGTTTACCATGACGACTTTTGCACCGTCAGGGTATAACTTCTTTAACTCAGGAACATCCTCCTCATTTAACACATTAAATGCAGAAGGTCGTAGCCAAGAGTTTCTTACCGTAACATTATTATTTGGGAACATTCCCTGATACTGCGGAGAGAGTCTACCCCACTGTTCATGGGTATCATAGATTCCCGAAGCACCAGACTTAGGAAGTTTATCACGAAACTCAGGATACTGTTCTAATACATTGGAATAGTGTGTCTCATATGAATAAATAAGGTATGGACAATCCGATTGCTTACGCGCCCAGATAGGCACCTTAATGTAAAGTCCACCAAAGACTTCCATCATAATGCGCGCTTTAGGATGTTGGAACTCTCCAACTAATCTAGTAGCTGTAAATTGACTAGTCTGGGTTTCAGGAGAAACCATCATCGCACACTGAGGACAAACATCCATCTCACCATCAGGCATGAACTCGTCAGGATTTGATGCCATCTCAAATCCGCAGGATGGACATACCTGTGTGCGCGATTCCTCAGTTACATCCTCATACTTACTTTCTTTATAAGTTCCAAATGCCTTATCTTCCTTTGGATAAGAATAACACGCCATCATCCCTTCCGTACAATAGATAAAGAGTGCATGAAGCCAAAGGAGAGGCGCATCATTATGACGGAAGATTAACTCAGCAATTTTATCACCTGCCCTTGCGGTGGTAACGTCGAGAGGATTATCTGCATCGTCAGGAAAACAAGTGATAGAAGGAACAGTAATAGAAAGAGCCGCGATAATACTTTCAAGATATGCCCGAAATACGTTAACAGGCTTATCGTAATATGACTGATCATTGCCTTCACGTTCATTTTCAGGGATTCTCCAATCGTGCGCGACTTCACTATAGAAATGGTACTGTAAGTTATCCCATAGTAATTTAAGCTTACGCCATGTACGTAACTGCCTATCGCGCGCAGCTCTATCCTCTTTGTCGAAATGATCGACAACTTGCTTCAAGAGACGTTTGATTTCGTCGTCTAATTTCATGGTTAATACATTTAGAATTTTACGTTCGCCCAAGGATTATTTGACCGTGGCATCATTTGATTACCACCCAGAGGTTGCCGAAAATTATTAGGTGATGCAGCTTTTTGTTTTCCCGGTAAAGGTTGCTGACCACCCATCATTCTCATAGCATTTCCAGCCTTTCCAACACCTCTCATAATATTAGTTAGTTTACTTGCTGAAGGCGCTAGACCCCTCGCTGCTCCTAATACACCCTTTCCTGCTGCACCCATAGCACCTGTAGCTGCACCCATAGCACCCGCGCCTAACGATTGTTTCCAAGAACCTCCAGAAAGTTTCTTACTTGCTGCACCTGTAGCAGCACCAATACCCATAGCAGCTAATGGTCCAATACCAGGAATAAATGCAGCAGCTATAGGTGCAGCTTTAAGAAGTCCTTTTCCGAGTTTACCCCAGAATCCCATATCACTTCACTCCATGATTCTTTTTAATTTTATCTGATGGACCAAGACCCTTCTTATTCGATGTAGCATAGAATACTTCTTTTCCATGCTTCTTACCATACTCTTTAATCATGGAAGACATGACCTTTTCACCATGGCCTTTGAAGTATTTACTTAACGGCAATTTCTAACTCCTTCTCAAGTTCCTCGTTCTTACTACGAAGAATCTTAGCTTTCTCTCTATCTTCTGCTTCTAACATCTGTTGTCTAACACGCCACGGAACATAGCTAGGTTTAATTGGATTTAACTGTGGTTTACCTAAAGGAACTTCAGGAGTCCTATCCTTATTTAGAAACTCTAATAATAACTCACGCTTCTCAGCCTGCGCGTATTCAAGCTGTGCGCGTAGTACATTACATATAGGACATGAAGAATCCAATCCGAACCATTTATAGAGGAGTTCTTTGATCATCGAATTCCCAACTCTCGAAGTCTGTTCCAATCGTAATAATCTAAAATCTTAGGAAGCTCATCTGAGAATGAAACGTAGTTAAAGTTCTCAGGACGGACATTAGAATAATTCATATCACGAGAAGTCCCGTCGAGATATTTAATTCCGGGGATTCCCGCAGCTTGCATATCAGAAGATAGGGCTTTAGGAAGATAAGTTTGTGAACCTAATCTATAAATATCACTTCCTCTAACTGTTACACCAGCTTCAGTTGCCCTATTAACTGGTTCACCAACATAACGATTACTAGCCAAGTAATCTTTAATAGTCTTAGGTTGTCTACTAATTGAATTATGCCAATCAAGCATCTTATCAATAGCTTCATCAGGAATTTCAGCTTTTACTATACCACCCCTAACTTTAGTAGGTTGGAGTTTAAGAACATTATGTTTAATTAAAGTACTTAAATAATTACGTGCTCTAGTTCCATTATTATCATTTGCTAATCGAACTAAACTAGGTAACGCATTATTATCTGTTAGATGGCTAAAATTAGTTAATTGGTAATCTAGTTCATTTAAAGCATTAACTTTAGCACTACTTCCTAAGGTATAGGGATTACGAACTCTAAATCTTTGACGAGCTGCTGCTGCAACATCATGAAGTTTCTTACCAGAAGGAAACGTAATTTCTAAAGGATCAAAACTCTTAAACCTATCAAAATAATCTTTGGCAACTTTAGGATTACCCGCTAAATAATGACCATACCCATAAGCTTGCACGCCTTCACCAGTCCCTATTTTACTTAAATCAAACTTACTAAATTTAGGTGCACCAGTTCCGTGATATACTATAGCAGCATTACTACCCCCTATAGGCATAAGTCCTAAAGCCCGGATAGCAGGATTATCTTGTAAACTTAATAAAAAGTCTCTAACTAAATCAGATGTAGTAGCCGCGTGCATTCGAGAAGTTAAAGGCTTCCCTTTAATCCATGCATCGCTAGGCCCGATAAATGATGCGCGTCGGTCAGGCATTAATGATACCTTCTCACACCAACTACTCTATCACTATCTAATCGCTTAGCTTGTCTGTAGAAGGCGGTCCAGTCATTACTTTCTGTAACCTTTCTAATAAGTTCTTCTTCCTTTTGGATGCGATTCATCTCAACTTGTGCAGTTGTAACATAACCATCGACTGCATCAACTAGATAACGTAAGCCATCAATCGGGTCATCTCCAGAAAATTCCTTAATGTCCTCTACTTTTCTTTCATCATATGAACAGGCTTTAATCGCTTCAATAAGTGTTGGACAACAGGAAAAGATTTGCAACTTAGGAATATTATTTTCTGGAATAATAGGAGTGAACTGCGCTGTGTATTTCTTATGCGCGACTTCCCCGCCTACACGCAAGACTCTCAGAGCTAATTCCTCATCATAGACTAGGGTTTCAGTAGGAGGTAATACACGGTTCGACTTCCATCGCAGGTACTCATGAATTAACATTTTACCCGCGACACGCGAACCGGGCTTATTATCTGATAGTTCTATTTCACGCCCTAACGCTTCACTAATCTGCTGTTGAATGGTATGTTCCTGACCACGATCTTGGCCTGCTGATTTACAGAAACGGATAAGTTTAGGACTTTCCTTATCTATAAATTCTCTAACTTCAGCAGCCCAGTCGGTAATTCTAGTCTTAGTCCAGTACAACTCTCTATAGATATAAACCCGTTTAGATGGTGAGATTGCAGCAAATCCAATCCAAGTCATCGCAGCAAATCCCCAGTCACCTATTACGATTCGCGGCCACCATTCTGGAATATTAAATGGTTCAATGACATGTAAAGCATTCTCAGGTTCTTCAGGATAGTGTCTATCACGAAATTCATCAAACACCGAACCCTGGAATGCATCCCAATCTCCGTAAAGTTTTGCTCGTTTTTCTGCTTCTGGCAAGGCTTCAAGAGACTTTCTATAGTTAGGATCAATACCAGGATTATCTAAAAGAGTGGAAAAAATGTAAATACGTTTATTACCACCCTTTCCAATGATAACCTTTCCACCCTCAGGGCAGGGTTTTACAAACCTATTACGGAACCAAGTATGACCAATATTACCAGGCATACCACAACAACGAATAATAGCTGGTAACGTAGAGTCAGAAGAACGGACTCTGGTAAATCCTATGTATAAGTACTGATATTCGGTGAATGATGTTATCTCATCAGGCGTAAATAAATTGATTTCTGTTGAGTCATAACGATGAACGTCCTGTTCATCCTCACAATGTCCCAAGATAATACGCGCGCCTGAAGGGAATGTCCATGTCATAGTAGACTGATTTAGTTTAGCCCCAAAAGGTTTATAAAACCTGCGTGTTCTCGGGATGATTTCGTCACGGATCTCAGGATAAGTTCTACGTAAGAAGAGCTGCTTAAACCTTGGATGTTCATGGAACTTATGAATTATACCGTATAGTAATAAAAGGTCAGTGTTGTGGGTAGGAATACATGCTTCAGTAACAAGGTAAACTCCACCGTCTACTTGTAGGCACTTAGTTGGCACAGTCTCTACTTCTTCAATCGTATTGATATAATGCCACTTATTTCTAGTAGTATTGTTATTATCCTTATTTCTTACTATATCATGTCTTTTACTTTTACGCGATAAACTAAAGACTGGAACTTTAGTTGCAAATCCAATTCTATACCTATCTTTATAATTCTGACCATTTAATACTGATTTGTTTACACTACAATGTGCCTTAATTCCTAAAGAACGAATTAATTTGAGAGAATCAAGCGCAAGTTTTTCATCTGACAATGAAAGTTCAATCCCACTTCCGTTAGGATTTACAGTACCATCTGTATCCATTAATCCCTGAAGTAAAGCAAGTCTTGCATCGAATTCTAAGTTATAATAGAGTTCTGGAATATGTTTGTTACCAAGTAAATTTAAGTCTCTTAGCTCACCTAAAATCTTAAAGATACCATATTCGGGTGCCCTATCTCCAGTATTATGTCGAGATAACTCATATACTTGGCCAACTCTACTCACAATCTCATCATCAACTCCAGTAAATCTAGCAAATTCTGTTGAACCATCTCCTAACCAAACACCTAAAGTATAGGGATCAATTGGATATTTCCAATCTTCTTTTTCAAGTGGTTCTGAAACAATAATAGACCATTTATCGGGGCTTGAAAATAGTTCAGACGTTTTTAGAATCTGATAAGTACTAAGTTTATTTCTAGTAAGTTGATTCTTATGAACAATCCAAAGATGATCAGCATCAGCAATTACTGATATACCAGAATCAAAAGTAATCTTATAGCATTTGTAGTCTATAAAAATCTCTGATTCAAACCATACTATTGTAGACTTGCCTTCATGATTATAAACAAAATCTCCGGGATGAATATCTTGAATAGTTTTATAACCTTCTGGAGTTGGAATAATAGTATCTAAAGCTAGAGCTTTCCCGCTGCCAGCACCTCCAGCATATGCAGCTTCCTTAATTGGGAAAGGAAGTCCCAAGAATAACGACTGTTTCTTCGACGGACGCCAAGTATCTTCAGTCATTAGTAACCAGGATCTTTTGCGCGTTCTGCAATCTTATCCCACTCAGCATCAGCTCGGGCAATAATCTCAGCTAACTGCTTTGCTTCACTTGCTCCACCCAACTTCACAATAAGAGGCAGAAGTTTAATAGCGAAGTCTAAAGTCGTCTGAAGATTAAGTTCCATTATAAGCACCTGCTACGATGAGGATAAGACGCGCGCTTGATATAGCCATTAGAATAGGAGTTCTTTTCTCAGGACTCAGGGAAAGGATATTCTCTTTTAACATAGTGTCTAAGATTCCTAACCCCGCATTTACCTGAGTAAAGATGTCCTTTTCATTACCCCCTAGTAATGCCTTATCTAAAGCCTTACCAATAATAGAAAGTTTAAGAAAAGATTTCTTCCATGCAATATAACCTGCGTCGGAAATGTCCTCTGCGTCATGTGAAGCCTTTACAAGTTCCTGAAGCTGACCAATAGCCACCGCAGTTTGAAGACTTACTATTGCAGTAGTCTTAATGTGAACAGACGCACATCCCACCAAAAATACAATAAAGAACGGAACTACACGTCTTATCATATAAATTCTACTTATTTAATGTAGCCCATGACCAACCATACTTTGCACCAATGATAGTCACGGCAGCAGCAACTAACTTAAACCACTTAAAGAAGATAGGTGACATTCCATAATCAGCAGGATTATCAATGAGTCCTGCCGTAACTACAATGAAACTACCAGAAACAAACAGAACTGACCATACCCAGGAATCGCGCTGTGGTAATGTCATTTACTTTCTCCTAAATGTCTAAGAAGTAAATTATATAATTCATCTAGTTTAAATTCAATACGTGTGTCTTGCGCTTTATCTTCTAATGATTTCTGTTCCATTACTGCAATACGTTCGGCACGGATATTAATCGCAGCTTCAACTACTGCAATTCTAGTATCTAAGTTCTTAAAAATATAGGCACTTAGTCCAATTGAAACTGTAAGAAGTGTACCTATAATAATCATTACTACATCATCGTAAACAGAAGGTTTGGTCATTTAACCAATCCTCGTAAGATTCATGTTCATGAATTCTACCGTGATATTAGTTGCGTCCGTATCATTCTTCAGAGTCATCCAAATTACATCTCCATCTGCAAGAGTTACGATACCGGATGCACCCAAGTTACGATAAGTAGAGTTAGCAGATGACTGTGCTTTAGATGCAATGTTATCTATATCTGCTACATTCTTATTAACTTCTACGTGCCAGGTTTTGCTATTACCGGCAGAGTGTGCAGAAGCATTAAAGGCAACACGATACACTCCGGCAGAACCAGCGGATACCTTTAATGCACACGCGCCTCGTGCAATACCTGTTCGTGTCTGTGTGTAGGTTGCAGTAATGACGAATGATCCAGTCCCACCTGTATTAATGAGATACTTTCCGTCATAGTCTGTCGTACCATGTAATGTAACTGGCTGTCCTGTCACCCATGTACCAGTTGCGAATACTGTAATATCTCCACCAGTTGCGTCAGCTACAGAAGTAATAGACGCGCCCGGTCCATCACCTACACCTGCAATAAAAGTAAATCCTTTTAAGGTTCCAGTATTCATCAGGGTTAATGCGTAGTATTCGGCGTTTGTGGCGATTGCTATTGGATTAGCATTTCCATACTGGAACATCTCACCGTATGCAGACAGGGTAAGAGTATTAGATGCAAGGACATCAAAGGTTCCATTACACTTTAGAGTCTGTGAAGCTGGAGTCGCGTGGAATGTACCATAGAGTAATGACTTAGCTTTATCTCCTGCGGTATCAGTCCTATCCTGATTATTTACATAGAAAGCACCAGAATCTAGTTCATATCTTCCAGCCTGATAACCCAAAGCTACGTTACTATCTCCTGTAATATTACCTGCTAAAGCATCATAACCTATTGCTGTGTTAAAATCTCCCGTAGTATTTCTTGATAAAGCCCCATAACCCAAAGCTACGTTACTATCTCCCGTAGTATTATTAAATAAAGCGTAACTACCTAAAGCTATGTTTATATTTCCCCCAATATTATTTACTAAAGCCTTGAAACCCAAAGCTACGTTAAGAATTCCCGTAGTATTATTAAATAAAGCCTGATAACCCAAAGCTAGGTTACCACTTCCCCCAATATTATTTGCTAAAGCATTATTACCTAAAGCTACGTTATGAATTCCCGTAGTATTATATACTAAAGCATTATTACCTACTACCACCGAGTCATAAACACATTTAGCACCATATCCAATAGCAATTCCACCAGAGTCTGCAATAAATTCCGCACCTGCTATCGCAACTGTATCAGAAAGAAGACCACTACCAATTATAATAAGAGGGTCGAGAGGACTAATAGTCCAAACATAAGGAGCAGACCCACCACCATCTACTAGGGAAGTAATCACATCAGGGTTAGTATCCTCATTTTCATACCAAACATCATCCACATCTGGAGTATGTCCGATTCCAACTGCAAATGCACACCAATTTAATGTAACTCCAACTGGGTCAGTCCACGCTACACCAATACTTCCACTTCCACCACCACCTGTAATGGTAGTAGATACTGCATCACTTAATGAGGGATAATCTCCTTCATTAGGCCAGAACTGTACACGAACATAGTATGTTCCATCAGCTAACGTTCCACCTGTAGTGAGTGGAGTTAGAACTACATCGGTTGGGGGACCGAATGTTTTAATCTCTTGCTTGTGCGCGATTAAGGTTCCAGTCTTAACTTCAAGTAAAGTCGCAGTTTGTGTGCCCTGAATTCCACCACCAGCGGCTAAAACTTCTGCAATAGTATATCCACCATCCTTAACTACCTTCCCCGTAGTGGAATTGAATACTACGATGTTATCGTCCTCTGCACCCGCCGGACCTGTAACATCTCCAAGATTACTATAGTCTAATAGAGATAATAAACCATTCTGGTTGTCGTTAGCAAGAGGTAGACTAGTAAGAAATAAAGGGACGATTAACGGAAGAATAACACCATCATTAGTTTGTCCCACCATAGTTCCTGAGTCGTTTAAATCCCAGATATAACTAGCAGCAGATCCAAATCTACCTAGATTTGTTGGGGTTCCTGATGCATCCCATTTGCAAACAAAGGAATCAGATCCAAGCTCCTCAATCTGACAAGAACCTACTATGACATTTAAGTTATTAACTATATTAGCAAAGCTACTACTAGCACCCGTAGGAGGAGTTAAATAAGTCGGAGTACCATCTGCTGCCCACCTAACAGCGGCAGCATCACCACCAACATAAGCATAACCACACATAATACCTGAGTTATTAATCGAAAGAACAGAACAATCAGTAGAAGTCGGAGGAAGACCTAAATCAGTTGGAGTACCATCTGCTGCCCATTTATAAGGATGCTTTACCCCATCAACTACAACATAACCTACTGCAACTCCCGAATCATTAATATCATCAGCTTGACCCTCAGTAATACCTGTAGGATCTAAGTTAGTAGGTGTCCCATCTGCTGCCCACTTGATAGGATGTACTACAGCAGTAATAGTAGCATTACCTACCATAACGCCTGAGTTATTAACTGCCGTAACTCGCGCAGTTGTGGCGCTTAATGGAAGACCTAGATCAGTCGGAACACCACCTGCTGTCCACTTAAAAGGATGTACAACACCACCAACTGTACCCCTACCTACCATAGCTCCTAAGTCATTAATATCACTTACAATACTAACTGTAGCAGTCGGAGGAATACCTAAATCGGTAAACGTACCATCTAATGACCACTTAACAGGGTGAGCCGCACCACTAATAGAGACTGTTCCAACCGAAACACCTAAGTTATTAACTGAAGTAGCATACCCGGAGTTAAAAGATACAGGCATACCAAGTTTTGTAGTATAAGGAAAATTAGATATATTATTACCAGTCTTTATTAACTTCCCCGTAGTACCATTAAATAAGGCAAGACTTTCATCTGTTGCTGACCCCGGACCAACTACATCTCCTTGTGGAGCTGCGGCTGCACCTGCTGCTACAATCTGCGCGACTGTAGATCCACCGTCTTTAATAACCTTACCTGAAGTGGAGTTAAATGTAGCTACTCTATCGCCTGTAGCAGAAGATGGTCCGATAACATCACCAGTACCGATGCTAGTACTGACTTTAACTTTCTTCCCTGTAGTACCATCAAAACCTACAGCCTGTCCGTCAATAGAAGAAGCTGGACCTTCTACTGCTTTAGTAGTAATAGTAGGCATTACGATACTCCTGTAAGAAGGCCATCCGTATAAGCAAATACAGAACCTGCGATAACTACATCTCCATCATGTGCTGCGGCTAACTCATCTTCTAGATCTGATACACGTAAGGCTAATGCAGCAATTGATGTAACTAAAGCCTGGAACTGGAAGGTATCTACGGTGACAGAAACTACAGCAGCCCCACCCGTACATCGAAGGAATCTAGCGGAAGTAAACGCGCCCGTAGTATGTCCACCAGCAAATGCAGCGAAACCTGAATCAACAGAGTTAGAGACTTCAATAGCCAATGTAGAAAGAATGAACATAGTCTTGGGGGGTAATGCATAGATTATATCTTGTTCTAACGTATGCGCGCGTCCCGCGGAAAGAGTGTCATTCATAACCTTATCTCCTACTTATTTACAATGGGGTTTCCTGGGATTGCCGGTGGTCCTACACGCATAAAAGGGTTAGACAATGAGCTAACTCCTTCTCCAGTCGGACCCATAGCAGCCACAGAAGTTACATACTTTACTGTAGAAGAAAGAGGAACTACTGTAATATCTAATGCAGTGGAAATTAAATTACTAACCGGAGTTGGCTTACCAAGATTAACTACCGCAATTGAAGTACTAGAACCCTGAACGAAGTACCGAATCTCATACTTAGCCACCACAGCCTGTCCGTCAATCAAAACATTATGATCCGCACTGGGAGTGAATTCAACTTTAGTAGGATTAATTACTGTAGTCTGAGCTTGCGCGGATACTACAGATAGAAGGAAGACTGCGAGGATTAGCTTCTTCATGACTCTCCTACATCTATAACTGAAAATTTATCTTCACTTATCATGTTAGGTGCAAAGATTACAAGAGCATTGGTAGTACTAGACTCGGATTCCGGTTCCATGTTACGGATGATGACTGACATATCTTTTGCAATCGAAGCTAAATCTTTAGGTTTCTCGTCAGCTAACTTTTCGGGTGTAATAGCGTCTAACGAATAGACTAGTCGATTACGAGCTTTCTTGACTATCCGTTCACGCGCCTTACTAAGATGTTGTAGATTAGGTCTGTCGTGGTAGGATTTAGTAGAAGTCGCACCGACTGAGTAAGCGGAGAGAGATGAGTCTGATATCCCTAAAGCGCGCGTAAGAACCTTAGTTCCATTCCGACCTTCTTCAACTACATTCTCTCCTATGATTCGCCTAAGCGAATCTGGAACCTGCGGAGATTCACCTCTACCCAATGGTTTAGGTAGAACCACTTTAGCTAGTTCAGCATTAAAATCTTCGTCTGATACGATTCCTAATGGCATGGGAGTTTACCATAAAATACACAAACTTCGGCCCCCGGACCCGACCCGTCAAGTGTAAGGATGAACGCTAGGGAGCCGGAAGTCAATGCCCTTGACAAGTCAAAATGAATCGGTTATAATGCATTTAGGTCAGCAGATGCATGTAACCGGGGGTCCGACCATGACCGACCGCGAGCTTTTACAGACGAATCTTATATATTTCAGAAATATCCCTAAAAAGATTGGGGGCCCCCAATTTAAGGATTTACTAAAGGAAATACCAACAAGATGGCAACGTTGGGATTTACCTGAAAAATTATATTTGGGGCTGGATATAATGCCGGATAAAGGATGCTGGATAAAAGGTGACTGGTCTAGCTATAGACAGTTATGGATAGATAAAAAGAACCTGCGCGCACATCGTCTTTCTTATCTTATATTTAATAATCCAATTAATCCAGCTATGTTTATTTGTCACCATTGTGATAGACCTGGATGTGTAAATCCCTCTCACTTATTCCTAGGAACAGGTTCAGATAATCATAGGGATTCAGTAAAAAAAGGACGCGCGGTTTCTATAAGACTGGATAATCCTATCCCAAAAGAATTAAAGGAGAGAGATCAATGGATGAGACTAGAAAGATTTTGCAAATAAGATGCGGAGATTGTGGGGAATTATTTTTACCCACTAGAAAGTGGCAAAAATTCTGCTCCGAGAAATGTAGAAATAATTTTCATAACTATAGTAGAATTGAGGATAAGATTTCTGTCACTAAAATTACTCCGACTATAAAATGTCCTCATTGTCTAACTGAGGATACTAAAATGTTTGAGGAACTTAGTCCTGCGTACTACCTATGTAATGTATGTTCGAGAGAGTTTTATGATGTCTAAGGGGAGTTTTATGATGTTTGATTTTTCTAAAAATTTTACCTAAGTGGAACCGGAAAAGGGGACCCAAAAATAAAATAAAATAAAATAAAATAAAATAAAATAAAATAAAGAGAAAGTTGTGGGGGGATAATGTCCCCTGGGGTATGCTGATGCTGAGGCTCATTCTACAGGGGTGTGGGGGGCGTTAGATTGTATGGGGAGTGAAAAAAAAAGGGCGCGCCTTATATGTTTGGCGCGCCCTTGGCGAGTAAACTACTTCGTGGAGATCGTGTCGCCGGTCTGCTTGCAAATTAACTCCGCAAGCTCCTGACAGTCGGTGTCCGTCAGTCGCCTGTATTCCTCTAGGAATTCCTTTGCAGGTTGTCCTGGCCTGCCGAGATATTCGCGCACGATCGTTACCTTGCTTTTCTCCGCCATGGCAACCTCCGGTTTACGACAGACCTAGGGCAGTCTTTGCGATCTGAGTAGCCTGCTCCACCGGAATCCTCTGCGCCACCATTGCCTTGACCATCATGGCCAGAGCAACCTGAGGATCTTCGGCAGTGGGCTTCGTGACTCCGGCGTTCGTCAGCGCATCATTCTGTGCAGAGGAACGGGCCGCCGCATTGCGCTTCTGGTTCGTGTAGGTGCGAAGATCGTCGGCATCGGGAACTTCTTTGGCCGGAATCTCGTCGCCCTTTACAAGCTCCTCGTATGAATACGAGAAGGTGACCGGATCGGCCAATGTGACTCCGTAGGCCGTTTCTACCTTCGCTGACTTGTTCACTGTCTTGGGCATTGCCTTTTCTCCCTGTTTGGGCGGTCGGTCATGACCGCTATCTAAGACCATTGTATCATAGGACGGCACTGGCCGTCAAGAGGATTCTAGCCTTGGGCATCGCATAGTTCCAAGCTCGAAAACAGACGCGCCCTAATTGGCTGGGGTTCACGTTGGCACCCATACGCAGCCACAATCTGAATATTGCCGTCATAGTAGATATTGTCAATGACGTGATATGCGCCGCATATCGGGCAGTGATCGCGCATAGGGTGATAGTCTGACATACAGATAGGGCAAGTCTTAAGTTCCATCACTTTGCACTCACAACCACGCCATCCTCCACGAGAACAGCAGAATACCACTTATGTGGTTGCGGATAATGCGGACCTTCTACGGTATCGCGCCCGTCGCGTGTGGCCAAAAACATTCCCGAGGGGTTATATGGCCAGTGTTTTACTCCTGCCTTTACGGCGCTGATAAATTCCTTCTTCGTGCGGTAGTTCGGATCAACGTATGCCATAGTTACCTCCCCTAGTTAGTCTGACGGTTTACCCCTGTCGGTTTGCAGATCTGACCTCCCTTGCCCCCACCTGCTGCACAATCCATGCCAAACGTAATTCCACGCCAATTGAGGCATTTTATAACAATTCTACTCCGGACTAGACTTTCTAACCAGACATCTGCCCAGGACCAGACTTTCCGGATTAGTCTGGCTGGTAACAAAACTGTAATCCGCCCGAAAGTCATATTGCTTATTTTGCTAAGTCAACAGTCCGGCAAGGTAAACTAAATCTTTAAACTCCGGGGATGTCTCTCTGTGTGTCTGGTAGTCCCGAGGCATGGCCCACGAGGGAGAGAGACACCCCAAGGTGTCCACTTTGGGTGACAGGTTTTGAGGAGATTTGTATATTTATTTTTTTTTTTTTTTTTATTATAAACTTCCTAACTAAACTTCCTATGCAAACCCCCGGCCAAGTCGCTTGACTCCCGAGGCAGGACGTGCTATAATGGCCGTATGCGGGGACTACCAGAGAGGCAGAGAGACAGGGGGCTGGGGGGCAGCGTCAATTCCTTGACGGTCCCAGGCCGAGTTTAAATAGAAAGTTTAATATGAAAATACAGTTGTAAGGTAGTACAATGGCACAACATTTACACAAATACTATAGAGCACAATTAGGATTTGGTCAAGTATGGGCGTGCGCGTTTCCGGACTGTAATCATCACATGCCGGAACATTATGCTTCATTGTTGAATGGTAAGCGGTCTATCTGTTGGGATTGTGGTGAACCTATGATGCTACATCCCCAGAATCTCACGATGGATCGTCCAGTATGTGAAGCATGTAGACTTGGAATTGAAAGTGTGGACAAACTACCTTTCATGTCGTCTAACAGTAACTAATGTGGAGGTGTATTGTGACTGTTATCGTTCATTGGACCGACTCAGAAAGTGAACCCGCATTTTTTCAGAACGTCAAACAGTTCATGATGAACTCTGATAAATCTATTGAAATGCTCACATTCAATGGAATTACTCATAAGTTCTATCACGAAGAAGTTGACTCTTTCTTCATAACTGAACATTCCGAAAAGGAATTGGAGTAAACTAATGTTCCACGAATTCAATGGTTCTCACTTTGATATAAACAAATGTTCGGTGTGCAATAACTTGCGCCCCGAACATAGGTGTGATTCTTGTTTCAAGGATAATGTTCCAGTAACATGGAATGGTAAACTTCTACTTTGCATAGAATGCAAGGTATTCGAGGTTCCTACTCCGGCAGTCCCGCAACTAGAAGTTAGTCAGACCCCTATCCCTATCGAAGATACCACAATCAGAGTCGTAAGTGACTTATTCAACGCGCATACCGCGTCTATTGAGGCACTCCGCATTTGCGTAGAATCAGACGACACAATTGAGAATAAGAACTATGAGTTTGCGCGTAAGCTTGAACAACGATACCTCAACAATAAACAAATAATCGAGAAGTCACGAAACATAACGCAACAGACACTTGCGGATAACAGGGCAATTCAGACACGATACAACGAATTAGCGAAGCAACTAAGGGCTGAAGAACGCGAGAAAATTAAAATTCAGGACACAAAATACCAGCCCGTAGTTAAACCTGTTAAGCCAGTAAAGATTCTGACAGTTAAAAACTATGACATGAAGGGAATAAAAATAGCTGCCCAACTAGCGAATATTCCTGAACAGATTATTACGGGCATCTGTCTTGTGAAGAATATCACACCTAACGAGGCAGTTCATATTATTAGAGGAGCGGGATATGAAAAGCTGTAGAAATAGGTTTCTGAACAAAATCCAATGACACGAGAAAACGCAACTAAGATTCTACGAGACGAACTAACTAAGCATGGATTGTCTAATTGGCACGTTAGATTGTCCAATACTGAAGCTGCGCTAGGTATGTGTATGCATAAGGATGAATGTATCATCCTATCCACATTTCATCTCGGAACGCATCCCGACCCGGAGATAGTAAATACTATACGGCATGAAGTAGCACATGCTTTGTGTCCAGGGCAGGGACATAATGATATATGGATAGCTAAGGCGCGCGAAGTGGGATGCACGTCCTTTGCCCCATGTAGTCACTTGTCATTCTCACCTGACATAATCGATGCTATTCGTTCTGGTGCGTCTGTTGAGGTCACATTCGAGACTGAAGTTATACACCGTCCGAAGTATAACATTACCAGACTCCAAGATAAATGTGAAGTATGTGGTAAAGTCGCAACAGTCTCCAGAGAGTGTACGGTAAAGTCTAAGGATGAGACTAAACCCGATAAAAAGTTCATGTTTCTAGAGTGTGGTCATTTAATAGTCAGGACCATACCCAAAGGAACTCCGTTCGGGACATTAGTCTCTAATTGGTGGAAAGATGAAATTAAATCCTGCCAGCATGAGTGGAATAAACATCAGTGTATGAACTGTGGAGAGTATAGGCTAATTCCATTCCAACAGGATGGTGGAAGATTCATCGAAGCTGCACTAAGTATCAATAAAGGTGCGGCTGTATTCGATGAGATGGGACTAGGTAAGACCATTCAGGCATTAGCAGATATTAAGTTCCATCCTGAACGGACTCCAGTTCTATTTATCACAAAGTCATCTATTAAGTTCCAATTCTTCAAGGAAATCCTTAGATGGCTCGGTCCTACCTATCTACCACAAGTCATTAGTTCATCTAATGAATTTCTAATCCCAAAACTCAAGTGCTACATCATCTCGTATGATATGCTAGTCTTTAAGGAAAGAACTAGCAAGAAAGGTAAAGCCATACGACAAGGATTCGACGGTGCACGTTTCAAGGAATTAGGCATTAAGACTGTAATATTGGATGAGTGTCAGCAGATAAAGAATCCCGACGCAGCCAGAACTCAAGAAGTTCGTAAGATATGCAAGGAATGTCATGTCGTAGCATTAAGCGGGACACCGTGGAAGAATAGAGGATCAGAGTTCTTTACAGTCCTGAACATGCTCGCGCCTATGAAATTCCCATCATATCAGGGATTTATTGATAGGTGGGTAGAATACTATTGGGACGGACAGTTCAGAAAACAAGGCGGAATTAAGAATATTAAGATGTTCAGAGAATACGTCAAGGACATAGTAATCCGTCGTGAAATTCATGAAGTAGCGACGGAAATGCCTAGCATAAATAGGACTATGTTAAATACTCAATTAGATAAGATTGAGCAAATGACATATGATGACGTAGAAACTGAATTCGTAACTTGGTATAACCAGCGTGTAATAGACGGAACCGAAGATGATTTTGACGCAAGTGGTAACGTATTGGCAAAGATGGCTAGGATGCGCCATCTAACAGGATTATCCAAGATTTCATCTACGGTCGGATATGTAAAGGATTTCATAGAAGAAACAGAACGAAAGATTACAGTCTTTGTTCATCACAAAGATGTTGGTGAAATTCTCTACAATCAGATAAAAGAGAATCTCCCAGACGTAAAGGTATTCAAACTCACCGCTGATATGGACCCGCTCACACGATCCAAAACCCAAGACGAATTTAATAGCACTCCAGTTTGTGTATTGGTAGCATCTACCTTATCATCTGGAGAGGGTATCAATCTTCAGACGTGCGGAGACGCTATATTACACGAGCGTCAGTGGAACCCACAGAATGAGGATCAAGCTGCACCTGGAAGGTTTAGACGAATAGGATCCGCGCATAAAGTTGTGAATGTAATATTCATGACAGCTTCAGGAACTATAGACGAGATTCTCGCAGGTATAGTTGAGAGAAAGCGCGCGCATTTCCATTCATCTATGAATAAAGGTGAAGCCGCTATATGGAGTCAGCGCGAACTTACGAAGGAACTTGCAGAAGGAATTATTAAGAATTGGAAGACTAAACAGAAACAGCATGTAGCAGCATGAACATACAATCTAAACCCGGCGTTCGATGGATTCCTTTCCTGATAAAGTTTGGAGAAAAACTTTCAGGAAAGATAGCTATTCACCCCGGATATTATTTGAAGAAAGGAATCACCATAGATGTAAACTATAACTATCCTACCAAAAAAGAAGCCTATGCTGAGTGCCTAAAGAGAAATGGAGAACTAAATGATACTGTGTAAAGAATGTAAACACTTAAATGGCGTGGGTATTTGCATCCGTCCAGTTCCCGTAAAAGGGATAGACTATGTGTATGGCGCGTTTGAAACTGCACTATGCAGATACGCCAGAGATGAACGAAATGAAGATAGTCAGAATAGTTGTGGGCCGGAAGCTACATACTTTGAAAGAAAGGAAAAGCTATGAAAATTCCAGTAGACGTTACGCAAATCATACGCGAATACTCGTATAGATTCGCAATTCCAAATTCTGAAACAGGTTGTCAGGATTGGACACACAATCTATGTTGTCAGTTAAAGTTTTCTTTTCCCAATTCTGGTTGGGGACATAAATCTGCTGGACCTGACAGACCACACTCCAAAGATTGTATTTGCATAGAAAATCCTTTCGTTGGATGGGATATTATCGACGGGGCAGGAACATCTAATTCTTTCCTGTTCCTAGACGGTGATAGTATTGACTTAACAGGCCAGTTATTTGAGCTTGTTATTGCAAAGTCTTTTCTTCTTCCAGTCCCTCCAATTCCACCGACTCCTGATGGTGACGTTACTCTAAGTATTATCCTTAAAACCATGCGCGAATTTCACGATGAAGAAATGGAAGCAATCACAGCCGCACGAATTACTAGAATGGCATGAACTATGTCTTGCATAGAACATTTCTGCACATCCTGTGAGTATGTAGAGTTCAATAACTCTGCTGAACCGGAAGTCTGTCCTAAGTGTGGAGAAAGGCTGATTAAAAACTTCGATGAGTCCTGTGATGATTATGATGATGTAGAGGAGACTGATGATGAAAAAGACTAAGAGGCATACTGTTCGGCCACATTACAAAGCCATGTATCACGGGGTTCTTCTTATCAATAAGAAGCTTCGTGAGGAACTGAATGAGTTGAAGTCAGTTATCCACAGTAATCCAGTTCCAACACCTAGAATGTATACAGACAATGATGTGCTTAACATCTTAAGTGTATTCATTCCGGGTCTTCTCAAGTAATATAAAGAAGGTCCACCATGATTGATTCAATTATGGTGCGATGGCGCTCTATCATATTACCCGCCGATGGGTAATTGAAATGGACGCTATCAGATCTGCAAACCGATAGGGGTAAACCGTCAGACTAACTAGGGGAGGTAACTATGGCAAAAGTAATGGAACTTAAGACTTGCCCCATTTGCATGTCAGACTATCATCCTATGCGTGACCACTGTCCAGTATGTGGCGCATATCATGTCATTGACAATATCATTTGTCGTGAAGGTTCAAAATATACCAATGACCCTATGGATCGTGGTGGACCTACTAAATTCGGTATCACTCTAGCAGATTGGAGTGATTATACTAAGATACTTGCAACGGAAGATGAAATAAAGAATCTCGCACTCCCACAGGCTCAAGAATTTTATCGCAAGAAGTATGTGAGAGAACCAGGATTCCTTAAATTAGATCATGATAAATGGCTACAGGAATTCATGGTAGACACCGCAGTTCTTGAAGGAATACCTACAGCGATTAAAATGCTTCAGCATGTGGTAGGTGTAAAAGAAGACGGTATCATCGGTCCCATTACAATAGAAGCTGTATTAAGTATCCCTCCTCCAATACTAAAGAGAAAAATGTTAGAGGCGCGCATGACTCACCTTTTGAGGTGCGCGTTATATGACGTTCCGTTAGATGTAGTAAATACTACTCAATTGAGGTGGTTACGTGGGTGGCTTAATAGGTTGTCGGATTTCTTTTAAGGGATGTAATCATGAACAAGCTCGATATGCATTTGCTGATGCTATGTTAAAAACAAAGGATGAAAGTTTACCAGAAAAGGTATAAGAGTCACAGATAAGCGACTGTGGTGGAATTGGCATACACAAAAAGAAAAGAGGCTATAAAATGGATGATGCCCCATTAACCCAACTGGCAGAGGTAAACGACTTAAAATCGTTACAGTCAGAGTTCGAATCTTTGATGGG